TGGAAAAATACATTTATGTCTTTTCATAGATTCCAGAAAATTCATGGTAAACTTAATATACCCCTGGTTAATCAGGGTTATCCATACAATCTGCGACATCTATGTTAGTACCAGGTTTTCGAACATAGCCTCTTTACCCAGTAATTACCATTCGCCTTTATTAAATCTTGTTGTCCTAGACTATAATAGGACAAAAAGAGCCTTGAGAAGTCGTAGGTTTGGTCAAGCATTTCCTTGTAACACTGTTCCAAATATCCACTTGTCATCTCAGAGTAATCTTTTGTATATAAGATAGGGAGCCCCTTGTATTTTTCTCTAATTAAAGTATTATCTTCCATGATAGGGATACATCCTGCCATAAGAGCCTCGTAATGCCGGTGACAATCTATACCATTCCCCTCTGGCGAAATGACAAATTTGTAGGAGGGAAGTTCATCGAAATACTGGGACCCTGATACTTGTCTGTTTACAATCCCATTCTTTGATACGTTGAAGAGTATCATGCGTCTATTCAGGCCATATGGCCTACGTCGTCCATCTGTTCCAGCACTAATGGCACATTGAACTAAGTTTTCATGCGAGCCGAGTTGCCATTTCTGCACATCTTTATAATTCGCAGCGAACTGCCAACTCATTCCAATTGGAAAAATAGTCCATCCATCAGAACCATCTTGCATAGACGCTTGGACTATGAAGTCCTTAGGATCCTTATAGGATTGCTGCCAGACCCTTAGGGTTAGTATCATACTGAATTATGGCTTTGTTTTCTTAACCATCATATTACGACGTTTAGAAGGTGGTGGTGCTTGTGAACGCATTCTTGCGGTTTGGGAGCGTGTTACAGGCCCACTTGTTACTGCAAATCGTGGTGATACTGGCCTTGGTTTTGTTAACTTATTTACATTAAATGCCAATGGTTTAAAATTACCATTTTGTTCTATACTATCCTCTTGCATTTCCTTATTCCTTCTAATTTTTCTTGTCTTTCTTAAAAGGAATGATCTGACTTTTTTCATATTAGCCTCATTCTTAATTTGACGACTAGCACTTCGAGTGAGGCTCCGTACAGTTCTATTTGTCGGGACTACTACTGCTTCTACTTCTGGTCTTAATCCAGAATTGTATCGTTTTACAATTGAGTTGCTGTGTTTGTATGTATATTGTTTTCCCGCACATGTAGAAATATATTCCCGTGAAGATACAAGTGTTTCTTTAAAAAGTTCCTTTATATCTTTTACATTATGTTCTCTACAGCCTTCGGTGAACCTGATTTCCTTGTGTAATTTCCAGAATAATATTTTTATAGTTTTAATATATTTTTCTTTAGTTCTAGTTGCCATTGCTGCCCACGCACCCCTTGTTATTGAAAGATATCCTAGTGAACCAATGTATTTATCAATAAGATATTGAACAAGTTTGTCGGGCTCGTCGCAGAAACTGTTTATTTCAGTGTCCTTTAGAGTATCAATGAATTTTGATACATCCTTTAGATATTTTTCACATGTATTTGCCATTCTAATTTATAGAGATATTATTGTTTCTCAGACGATATTTTCTCTTCTTGAGTTTCCCTAGCACGTCTTTTAAATCAGAGAGCGCAGTTTCCTTCGTAGAGGCCTTTACAGTTAGACAGAGTTCATTGAATTCTGTTAGAGTAAAGACATCGTTATAGGACTGCTGGAATGCTAGGGCAGTATCGCTCAAGATGGCATAATAGAGACCCTTGGATTTCCAGTGGGTTCTATCTTCTGCATTCATCAAATGTCCCTTGTCTTCAGCTTCTTTCAAGGGGTTCTTTTGTTCTGGGATTTCCTTGAATTCTAATTGAGAAGATGCAACTAATTTACATTGCTCAAGGAATTCTTGTAATGGGATTTCACCCTTAATGGAATTACAGGAACCACAGCAGGGTCTACAGTTTTCAAGAGTATATTTTCTGATTGTATTGTCTACTCGGTCCAAGCCAATTCCATGAACATCCTGGTAGCCACAGAGATAGCAAGGAGAACGAGTAAGCCAATCCCACTGCTCTTGACTGATTTCAAAAGGGAGTTTACGAGTTTCTTCGGCTTCTCTTTTATATGTAGTATAGTTGCGGTTATTTGTTCTTGTATAATATGTTGCCCACTTTGTATAGAATTCTTTAGTTGGCGCTAGTTGTTTAGTTATGATTTTACATTTCTCTAGGAAGAACTCTGGGTGATAGAAGTGTTTCATTCTATTACATCTCCAGCAAGCAGGAACACAGTTATCCTTTGTGTACCCTAGGTCATTATTAACACGGTCAATTCCAATTGCTTCTTCTACAGTTATATGTTTACAGTAATGGCAAGGTTTAGTAACGAGTTGCTGGAATTCCTCGAAATTCAACTGGAAGTCTCCATAGCCTCTTTTTAAAGACCCTTGAACATGATACTTATAAGATGCTTCTAAATTTCCTAAACGCTCTTTTTTATAATTTCTTTCTCTACCCTCACGCTTGTTATCTTGAGCATTTTGTTTAGCTGTACATTCTAAACAATGCATAGAATCTCTATTAAATTTTGTCTTGAATGTTTCATAATCCTTTATGCACTTTATACAAGATCTAATTATGGTATTCTGAATTTCAGTAGCCTTAATAATATCCTTACGTTTTGCATATCGTCCAGCATCCTTTTCTCTCTGTATATCCAAACATGTATCACATGACTTCTTATCTTTTAACAGGTTAAAACATCCACGTGCGATATCACAGTATTTGATATTCTTTTCCTTTTCTTCAATATAATACTTATCTCTCTCATGTTTTTTACAGAAGTCTCCTTCAAGGACCTTGAATTTACATCCTTCATGCTTACATACAAGAGTTTTCTTTGATAGCTTCTTTTTACAATCTTCACAGCTTCCTGAAGTCACTTCATTATTACATCCACGAAAGAAGAAACGGCACCAGGTCTTACCTGCTTCTATACCGTCATCATATTCCTTGTTTCGTAGATGTCTTCCACAGTATCCATTGTCATTAGGAGGAAATTTACATACACTTCCTTTCCTAAGACTCTCTTGAATGACGGCCTTACAGGTTTCCATTTATACTATAGAAATATAAAATGAGTACTTCAATTTTCGAGTTGTCTACGAATTCCGGAACCGGGGACTTTGTCCACACTTTCGTATTTCGTGTATAATATTTGAGATTGTTGGTTTGTTGGAACTTTCGCTCCTTTTGTGATATGAACTTTGTCCACGGATACTCTTAATTGGAATATGCGAGTCCCCCCATTCCTGACATGATACGGAGCACGTTGTAGTTCGTCGCGTAGACACGGACCGTCGCGCTCGTGGCCGTGCCAACAGCGTTGTTGGAGACCGTGAGGAGGAGGGTCGTGTTATCAATACGAGACAAGTTGCACGTGCCTGAGGGCTGGTGCTGCTCGGGCTGGAGCGCGAAGGAGTAGACGTTGATGCCAACCGCGGGGACGTTCGTGTGGTGCTGGTAAGGCTGGACCTCGTTGAAATAGCGTCCCTCGCGGACCTGGAAGCGATCGTGGCCGTTGAGCTGTAACAAAGCCGTGACCGTGGGGTTGTTGCCGGCGAGACCCTCGACACGCGTGACGGAGTAGCCTGACTCAAGGACGGCGCGGTCCCACCAGTCAGAGTAGTTGAAGGGCTGCTGGCCCTTCCAGGGCGCGATGACGTTGTCGTCACATGAGACGAAGGAGTCGCGCTGGACAACCCAGATGAGCTCCTTACAGGGGTGGTTAAAGTTGAGCTTGAGCTTGTTGGATGAGCTCGTGATGGACTCACCGCCCGTGAACTGGAGCGTCTCGATGAGGTACTCGTGGGAGACCTGGGCGAACTTGCGGCGCTCGTCCGTGTCTAGGTAGATGTAGTCAACGTAGAGGGACGCCGCAACGAGGCCGGCCGCCGCAACGCGGTCACGGACCGTGTGGACGTTGGACTGGGCAGGTGACTGGTCGAAGCAGAGGTTGCGTAAGTCGTTGAACTCGAGGTTGATGCGGACCTCGTGGTACTGGAGCGCGATCAAGGGGAGCGCTAGGCCAGGGTTGCGGTTGAACCAGAACTGGAGAGGAATATACAAAGTATATTCGGGCGCGCACATTAGGAACTCATTGGATGAGTTGGGCTCACCGCCTGAGCAGTCATTGTCGCAGTCCTCACCGCCCTGGACAAGCAAGTTGACAAGCTGGGGGACATTGCCAACCATCTTGGCGTAGCCGGCCTGCTTGCCAGCCTCCTGCGTGAGCTCGTTCCAGATCTGGAGCCAGTCACCATAGTGCTTGTCGATGCGCTGGCCACCGATCTCGAGCTCGACGTTCTTGACCAAGTTGTGACCGACCCAGTTGAGCCAGCGGAACTGGGCTCCAGAGCCGTCTGAGGACTGGAGCGTAACCTTGGGGAGCGTGGCCTGGAGGTAGATACGGTAGATCAAGTCGCCATTGCGCTGGATCGTGCATGTAACCTTGCGACCGAAGCCAGGGGAACCGTTGAAGGGGTTCTCAATGGACTCCATCGCGAAGTTCGTGTGGCGGCGGTACACTACCTTGAAGAATGTGATTTGGGGATTTCCCGTGAGATATACGTCTTGCGCACCATAGGCGACCAATTGCATCAACCCGCCTCCTGTCATGTTGTTATACACGTGCTAGAGAAAAAAAATCTGGAACTTTGCAAAAATCCGCTAAAATCTAGAAAATAGCCAGAATCAGCCGGGGAGTATTTTAGGACTAAACTTGATATTTCAAGTCGTAACTACCCATACACTTTCGTCTCCACTCTAACCTTCTTATCACTATATACCCAGATTTCATATTTGTATCCTGCCTTTACAGTTGCTAATGCCTTCTCTTCAACATTTCCTCTTTTAAGTTGTATTGTCCATTCCGATTTTACTTCAATAATTTTGTTTAGTGACTTAATATAGAAATCAGGAAAGTATACATGTTTCTTATCATCTATGTAGTAATCGACAGATGGAATATTTGTTCTTCCAATACAAATATCTTCTTCTTCGTATAGTTGAACCAGTTCATCTAATGCTTTATCTTCATATCCTTGGTATTTTACTAGATTACCACTTGGCATCATATACGTTTTGTAGTGATATGAGGTAGCCTCAGATTTTGCTTGAACCTCTTTATTCTGATTTGGATGTCCGCCATATTTCTCTAGACATGTAGCAGCACGTTTATCTTTAATTTCATTAGTTCTTAATGGATGCATACCATAATTTTTAATATATGATTCTTGTATCTTCTTCTTAACGCTCTCTGCTTGCCCAGCATTCTCTACACCATAGTTTTTCATTATAGTAGCCTTTGACCTTTCTGTAGCCTTCTTGAGACTACACGGGTCACAATAAGCTAATCTATACAAATGTAACATCTCAAACCTCTTACTTGTTTCAGAACCACAGGAACACCTGAACCTCACTCGCATCCTTTGGTTATACCGCTCATACGTATCTAGTATACTTCCACCTCCTTCTGCCACTATGGTTTCCAGTAGTTCCTTGGTAAATTTCATTGTAACTAGACACTAACTTCTAGCGTCAATTTTAATCCTCTACCGGAGTAACCCTGGGTAACCCATATATAACGCACATCAACAAAATAGGACCAGGGCTAAAGAATGTGAACAGGAAACCCTATAGTACATGAGTGATCCCTTCTTCAAGATACGCCCATCCAAGCGTTCAAATCCTGAGGCTAGAACAACTCTCGATACTGTCCATCAACACTATTTGTCAAAGGTGAAGGACACTAGTGAGCAAGTATCGACACTCAAGGAAACGTACTCAAACCTTGTTACGTCATATAATGCCGAGCAGAATGATATTGAGAGATATCGAATTGAACAAGAGCTCAAGTCAACAAAGCTAAGGTTAGATGCTACAGATGAAAAGGGTGCGGTCTTTGACTACTATTTACAAACGGGCGACCTTTTATT